AAATCCCCTTATTTAGACAGGGTTAAAGAAATGAGAAGTAAAAACTTAAGTGCTGAAGATATGTATTTCCTTCAAAGTTTAATCGACAACACCATTTCCATGGATGACGACGAGAGAAAAAAGTTCTTTGAGTTAATGAAGTTTACAGTTGGTTATCACGAAAAAACGAGCGACAACAATCCAGACTAATTATTCAAAGCACTGCCTTTACTAAGAGCTTCAACAAATTTGAGTAATAATTCTAATTCTTCATCTGTCATTTTTTTCATTTTACCCGCCGCCTTTTGGTGTATTTAGAAATCTGATAAGAGGGTGTCTGTTTGGCTTACAAAGTCGGTAGATGCCTACTTCATGAATTACTCCGTGAAGCAAGAATGGAGCAAATTGAATTAGCGAGCAAACTAGGTGTGACTCCTCAGCAAATCAATAAATACGCTAAGGATATACAAAAAATGTCACTGGAAGTTGCTATGAATATTTCTTTAATTTTAAAGTGTGAAATTAAAGACTTATATGATTGGATTGAAGTAGGCAATAATGAGTAGATTTATATCTACTCACCGACCGCAATCAGCCGAACGGCTTATTATCAGTATATCAGATAACAAATTTAATTCAGCGATAAAACTAAACTTACCAATTAATTCAACAATACATGGACTCGTTCGTATTTATATAGTAGCATAAAGGGAACGAATGTTCTACTAATGTTCTTCAAAATTAATTAAGGAGTGAGAAAATGGCTACATTTAGGCAGCTAAATAGCGGGCGCTGGCAAGCAAGGGTGTCTCATGATGGAAAAGAATTTAGCATCGGCACATTCCGCACAAAGAAAGAAGCGCAAATTGAAGCGAATAAATATGAAGAACGCATTTATTATGGTCAAACACTGAACGACAGGAACATGTTATTTGAGGATGTATCAAATGAGTGGTTGAACGACCATAAAAAATCATCCGTAAAAGATTCCACCTTCGAGCAGCTGGAAGTAATCGTTCGATTACACATCAATCCGGATTTTGGACATAAAAGAATCATGACAATTAGACGACCTGAAATAAGAAGGTGGCTGAAAAAGTATGTGGATATGGTAGATGGTGAAGGTAAAGATGTTTATTCATACGGTTCTCGAATAAAGTATCTATCCGTATTAAAAAGCATATTCCACTACGCGGTGCATGATTTGGAAGTATTGGAGAAGAACCCGACCGACAGACTCAAAGCCCCAATACAAGACAGCGTGACTATTAACAACGATATAAAATATTACAGCTTGGAGGAATTAAATACGCTACTTGATTATATGAAATTGTACAAGCACCAACGTTTTGAGGAATACCAACTGTATTACATGCTTATGTATTTTTTAAGTCAGACGGGATTGAGGATAAGTGAAGCGCTTGCTTTGAAGTGGACTGACATTGAAGGCAATAAACTCACCGTGGACAAACAAACGAACCGGAACAATAACAACGGTTTAAAATTAACGACTCTTAAAAACACCTCCTCTTATCGAACGATCGGATTGAATGAAGAAGTGGTGCGAGAGTTAAAGAAATTTAAATTGAAGCAAAATGAAGTAATGTTGAAATATAAAGCTTTCAAAAGAAATGTGGATGGTATTATATTTCAAAACTTCCTGGGGAATTATCTCACACCTTCCACAGTGAGAGAGACGATTCAAAAGTATTGCATGAACGCGGGTGTAGATTATAAAGGCACGCATGGATTTAGACATACTCACGCCGTACTACTGCTAGAATCAGGTGCAAGCATAAAATTTGTTGCTGATAGGCTCGGCCATAAAACAATCAAAACAACTTCCGACACCTACCTTGATGTTACCGAGAAAATAGAAAAAGACGAACTCGAAAAGTTCGCCAATTATACTTCAAGGGAAAACTGAGTCGGCACGAAATCGGCACGACCAGTTTCCTCTTCTTTTTATTCAGTTCGCAAACGTTGACGCATCAACGGTTATCTAACATTAACCAATAGAACCTTCCATCTCGAATTTAATCAAGCGGGGTTTTCAGATTGGTTGATGTGTACCCGATAATCGTTATGTATCAACGTTTTTGTTATTTTGCTTTCATACCATTTCATATCTTTTCAATCTCATTCGGCACGTTTTCGGCACGTTCGACAATTTCCTTTACATCGCCTTTCCAACCTCTCTCAATACATTCAAAAACAATGGCGACATTTGTATCAATACATAACCCAATGCCGAATTAAATATTGTCGTCCACGCCTTTTCGCTATTGCCTAACATGAAGAAGAAACAACCTCCTAACATTATCACTCCGGCAATCGGAAAACTTACAGCCATTAACACTTCAAATAATGGATCGAGTGCGCTTGCTAGTTTATCCGTTACCGCTCCACTGATAGCTCCCGTTTGATAAACCACATCTGGAGTCAGTGCACCGGGCGCTCCGTTAAAAACTGGCTCCATTGATGGCAGTTGTGCTAATACGTTAACGGGTTCAGTGGCAGTCTCGATAGGGACTACCTCCACAGGGGCAGCAGTCCGATTTATTATTTTAGTCACTGCATATGTGGATAAACTAGCCGTCCCCGCAATTCCCAATCCGAGCAGTGCCCCATTGCCTTTTTTATCCTCCGAGTATGTGTAATCAGATTCAGGAACGACCTCATATTCAATTTTCCGTCCGAACATTTATCTTCCTCCTTATTTAATGTCGTCTACAGTAAATATTTTAAACTGCATTCCTTCACACTCTTTCGCTAACTGATTTTTTCTATATTCCGTGGTAGTTAACCAAACAATCGTAGGCGTATATCCTAATTTACTTTCCAAACTACTCATTAATACCTTATACCGTTTAATTTTATTGCGATTTTCTTTCATGTTTTGCTTGTGGTCAACTTCTAAAAAATGCATTCGCCAGGCATGAGTGAACATTGCATCCACAATAACAGTGGTAGTTCCGTCCGATATTTTAATCTCATTTTTCCAATCTGACGGGCAGCTATAATGAAACCACATTTCATTTCGCATGACATGATGCATATGATTCCCTTTCTTTCTAACCTTCTCACAGTCCACATACCGTCTACCTTTTGCGCTTAAATAGTAAATGGTCTGGTAACCCTCTCGCACGTTTAAAAGATACTCTGACAACTCCCGCAATACCCGATTCGTGTTGGCCTTTAAGCCAAGGTTGAAATGTTTATTAAGTTGATCGCGTGTTAGAAAATCAAACTTCTTCAAAAGTAAGAGTATGTTCTCGTCTCTCTGGTTCAGCAATTGTTGGGACCTCCTTTTTTACGGGAATGAATCGAATAGAAGAAACGTCATCTATGCGTTTAACTTCAGGCATATCTTCCGGGGGTTTTTCCTCCACAATGAAGGGAGTGATAGTTTCGTTGATAATATCCGATGTAATTAGTGGAGTTTGCAAGATTTCTCGCTTGTCGGCAGTCTGATAAATAGCACGGCCTTTAATTTGTGGAAGAAGTTCGGCGCCTGTTTCGTCCAATACAACTCTTGATGCAGTGGCAGACTGTACCCTAAAGGATAATTTAGCATCACTATTTTGTTTACATTGTCGTGGGATAACGTCGCCAGTCGGGTATTGTGTCGCTAGTATTTGCCTAAATCCTAATCCCGCGCCGAGCCTAGCAATCTGACTCATATAGGTTTGACATTCCTGCTTCAGTTTCTTTTCTTCTTTCGTGACAGATTCAGCAGGATTTAATTCACCAACCTCATCTATGATGACAAAATATCGTTCTTTAATGCCTGCTTCAACAACATTTTTCTTACCCAAAAACCTCATTCGTGTTTGTATTTTCCGCATTTCGTCATACGCTAATTTGAGTGTTTCAAGTGCCTGTTCTGGCTCATATGCGATTGATACAGTTTGCTTAAGATGTTCGTAGTCGCATAGTTCAACTCCACCCTTTAAGTCGATAAGAAACAGTTTGATGTGTTCGGGGTTGCTTTGTAATAAACTAGTGATCATTGAATTTATGAAATTACTTTTTCCATATCGAGTGGCGCCACCTAATACTAAATGCGGTATTTTCTCGAAATCATGAAACTTAAATTCATTCTTTTCCCTTGCGATACCTACTGGCACACGCCATTTTTCACCCGGTATAAATTCAACTTCCTTCGGGAGCGGTTCATCGTAAACTCTTATTGATAGCAAACCGTCGAAAGATAACTCAATCTCCTTTTCTTCCGTGAGTTTATTCGTCCACAAGTTCTTTATACTTTCAATAATATTTCCGTCAAGTTGAATATTCTTTAAATCTAGTAATGACAATCGTTGCCGCCTATTATTTATTCCATCTTCTATTATGGATTGCTTATTTAGATAGTCTTGGAAACTTCTGCCTAGCGGAATCCGATATTTATATTCCCAACCCCAATCGTGTTGTTTTTTTCTTATGAGTTGAGTGGTCAAAGTGTCTTTTCCGTCTTTCACATTTAAACCAGATAGAGAAATTATGCGCTGTATTTTCCCAGAATCATTGTTTGATAGACTCTCTTTTTTAACAAAAGCTTTTAATGCAATTCCGCCCATTAAAAAAGTTAACGCCCCTTCTAGCAACATTTTATTTTTACCTCCTTCGAGTTTGTGGAACGCCACAGGGTTATCTTACGTAGTAAGAGTTACGGTTATCGAGTAGCGAATCAGACAAGCCGTTTGCAGTAGTCGCATAGGTTTGTTGTTACCCGATTAAATCATGGGGGGATATCGAAACGGGTATGGCATCGGGTAGTGGCTTTTCATAACATATGTGGAGTTGGGCGAAATGATTACACATTAATTTATATTAAAAATGGGCAAATAAAAAAGGCGCACTCCATAATAGAGTGATCACCTTTCTCTTTTTTATATCTCAAATTTACTTAGATACTCACTCATAATTTCTTCGGTACGACTCTTCAACTCACCGCTAGAATACTTCTTCCGTTCCTCGAACCTAATACCCGAAAATATAAATTCCGTAAACTCTTTATTGCTGCTGAACTTAATTAACTTCATGTTATTACGTCCAAGATAAATATTCGACTTCTTCAGTTCTGATTGCGCTTTATTTATCGCCTGGTCAATCATTTTTGCATATGGCCTTTTAAATTTAAGTTGAGTCTCTTCTATAGTAAGTAAATCTTTTTCGAGAATCTTTATTAACATCGGTAAATATAAAGCATTCTCGAAATGACTCAATGCATCTTGCGGTATCAATGAATATTCCCCTTCCTAAAAAACGCTTACCTCTACAGGCGCACCCACTTCACAAAAACTGCAGACGGCATCAACTATTATAATATCTCCTTTTTCATCTTTAAAGTCATCTGCGTACTCCGCACTCTTAAATTTGAGATATCCACGATTGCAATTTTGACACCTTACTCGTTCAGTTTGTTCCTTTAACCCCACCGTCATATGTATTAAGTCCAACATATCCCCCTCCTAGAATGAATTATTCGACAATAGTATTTTTTATCCTTTGTTTTAGACAAATAAAAAAAGCGACCGCCCAATTAAGAGTAGTCGCCTTTTAATCATTTTCTTAATTTACTTAGCAACGCAATATTTTGTGCTGCCGTACCGCGATAGTTTTTAATGCCGAGTTGTCGCGCTAACTTTGCACGATTAGAAAAACTCGAATCCATCTTATTTGCATTGAGCCAGTCCACAA